AGCAGTTCTTTGCTCACGATACCCTCTTGGGTGTACTTGATCTTGTCGAGCGCGTCCGGATGCTCCTGAAGCGCATCATCGACCGACGGGCCAACGAGGAGCTTGTTTGGCCGCATGCCTGTGAGTTTCTTAAACGTGGTCGACCACGCGCGGACGTTCTTGAACGGCGTCGAGTTGGTGTAGTCGTCCCAGTAGTAGAACTCGGTACCGGTCGGAGACGACGCACCGTCGTACTCGGTGGTCCACACACCGGTGACGAACATCGCCGACAAAACCTCGTAGTCTCTCCGCATCAGCCCTTGCTGGGTGAGCCAGTTGACCGTCGCGCGGTCGGCTGACAACGGCGAGTCGTAGTTCGCCCGTTGGCGGTCTGTCAGCCGCTTCTTCAGCCCCCAGAAATCGGCAAAGTAGTTGTTTGACGTGTCGACCGAAAACCCGCCCTCTGGCGCCGGGTCGCCGTCTCCTACCTTCTCCATCTGCAAGCGGAAGAAATCGGCCTTGGACCAGACCGGATACTTGTCGCTTTGCTTCTTGACGTTGAGGGTCGGGCAGATCTTTTCCGCGACGTAGCCGTCGGATTCCTGCACGAACATGATCGACATGTTGGTGAGCAGGGTATCGACGTGGACATCCTGTGGAGTGGGCTGAGGCATGGTTCAAATCTCCTCGTGTGGGTCGTCCGGTCACCGCCGAGTCATCACACTGGCGTGTAAACGCTGTAGTAGATGATGCCGGCCAGGCCACGATCGCCGGCCGCGTTCTTCGGGCTCGCGCTCGACGTGAGCACGATGTCCTGGTCGGCCTCCGGCGTGATGTCGGTGGTGAGTTGCTTGAGCGTCGACATCGCACCATCGGCAGCGCCGTTGCAGAAGTTGGCCAGCGTGGTCGACACGGTAGCTCCACCACCGGCCGTCTGGTACTTCGCGATGAAGTTCTGATTTTGGTCGTACGCCGCCGAGCCACCGTTCATCTGCAAAATACAATCGTGGAAAATCAGGACATCGCCGGCGGCGATCGTCCCGGCCGACTGAAGTGCCGAGAAGTCGAGCAGCACCAGCGGGGTGGTGTTCGAGGCGATGACCGCCGCCGAGTCGAACGTGAACGTAGCACCACGGATGTGCTTTTTGTTGATGGTGACAGCACCACCAACTGCGATTGCAGCGTCGCCCGACATGGAGCTCCACTGCGGCGCGGTGGCGCCGGAGTTGACCTGCAGGAACTGGCCGGCGGTGCCAATGCCCAGCCGTGCGTTCGCCGGGGTGGCGTTTTTGTACTGCAGGTCGCCCTGGGCGTCGCTGCCGACGGTGACGTTGTCGACGGTGACCACGCCGCCGGCGGTCATAGTGGCGTCACCGCTGAGCGCGAACGCGGCAGCTTCGCCGGATGCGTCGCCGATCCAAATCTTGGTGTTTGCCAGCGACATTCCGGCAACGCCAAGCGTGCTCGCGATGCCCGTCCACGTGAACCGCACCGGGATCCGCTCGCCGCTCGAGCCGTCGGACAACGCCTCGCAAATGGTGATCTCATCCGGGTCGGTCGCCGTGATGCCGCGGCCGACAGTGTCGGAAGTCAGGTTGTCGCCCTGGCTGACAGAGCCACCGAGCTCGAGCTCGCTAATTCCGCCGTACGCGATGACCGCAGCACGGCCGGCAGCGGACGGGTTGTTTTGCAAAATGCCGATCGAGGCCGCGCCCTGACTGGATACGTAGGTCGCCTGACCGCTCGACCACTTCATGAAGCGATACTGATACGAGCTGAGGTCAGCCGCCGCCTCGACGGTGTCAGTCAGCAGATCTTTTGAGAAAGCTGGACGGTCAGCCATGATTCACCTCAGGCCTGCGCCTCGCGGCGGGCGTTGTAGAGCTCTTGGTTTTCCTCGGCCGCTTTGACCATTGCCGCGGCCTCGCTGAGACTCGGGTCCTTTTCGCGGAGGTTCTTGGCGATGGCCTGGAGCTGGCCCTCTGGACTGTCCTCGTCGGCCGGGAGCGGCGAGCCAACGTCGCGCAACAGCGCTGACTTGGCTACCGCGGCGTCCGCCGTCACGAGCAACTTGATCACGCTTTCGTAGTCCTCGCCCTCGAGCCCCTTCGACGCGGCCTGCAAGAGCTTCGCGATCTGCTCGGTGCTCTTGCCGGCCAGGTGCGGGAGCGCTTTGGCCTTGGCGACGAAGGTCTGGAACTCGCGCTCGGCCTCGAGGGTGGCCACGCGTTTTGCAAGCTGCTCGCGCTCGGCGTCGCTCGTGTCTTTCGCCTCGAGCTTCGCCTCGAGCGCCTTTCGAACCGGCTCCGGCAGACCCTCGAGCGCCTTGGCCATCTCCTCGGCGGTCGGTGCTACCGTCGGGGCCGGTACCGGCGCCGGGGCTGGCGCCGGAGCGGGCTTGGCTGCCTCGATGGCTGCGAGGATGACGTTGCGATCTTCCTCGGGCATCTTGGTCAGGATGTCTTCGAGAGTCGGCATAGTGGGCTCCTGCTGCTTGGCAAAGAACTGCTTGATCTTGCGTACCAACCAAGGCTCGAGGGTTGCGTCGTCGTCGTCACGTCGCTTCGCGAGGACGATCCTGGGTGTGACCTTGTCGTTGCCGGAGGCGCCGGCGTCCACAATCGAGATTTCGTCGACCTTCAGCTTGGACAACACGCGCACGGGCGTGTCCCCCACCCGCTTTTTCACGGCGGTGCCGTAGATCGAGAGCTCGGGGCGCTCACCGTTCCGCGCACGTTCCCTGGCTTCAGCATCGAGGAGCTTCAGCGTTACAGCCCACCCCTCGAGTGAGCCGTCACCAAACCCGAGCGCCTTGGCCTTCGCTTTGTCGAACACCATCGATTCGATGACGTCGCCCACGCGTCGGTCGTGCATCTCACCGGCCCTTCCGCGACCGCCAGCCAGCACGAGCTCGGCCGCGGCCTTGCGGAGCTCCGCAACCGGGATGTGCTCGTCGTGGTGGTCGATGACGGGAGTACCGTCGGGCTCGGTGGAGATGGCTGCCCAGCCGGTGACCTCGCCTGACTCATCATCGAGCTTGGATACCGGCAGCCTTAGCTGGAAGCGTTCAGCAGCGGAGGGCAATTCGGGCCTCGATGCTGCGTCAGGGGCGCTAAGCAGCGTGGGCCCGCAAGGTCAACAGCCACGGGGGCGCAAAGGCTCGCTGGGCTGGTGGTCCGCAGTGGACCGGGTCAGTCTTGAGCGTTGCCTTTTGAGCGAGCACCTGTCAAGGGCTTTTCGGCCGTCGCGCCTTCTGGCGTGTTCCACCAGCCGCACCGCGAACACCGAAACAGATATCGAAAACTGAGCCAACCCGTGATCTCAAAATGCTTTTTTCCGCATTTCCCGCATCGGATGAGCACCGTTTTCGTCGCGATCGCGTCAGGCACTTTTTTTTCGCTCACCACGCTGAACGCCGTCACGAAACGCCCCCGCTCATAAATGCCTCGAGGTGATCGGGCAAGATGCGATACGTCCCGCCTGGGCCAATTCGTCGGCCCGGCAACCTGCCCGCGCGGATCGCCGCCATCACCTGCGTGCGCGAGATGTTCAGCAAATCGGCCGCCTCGTCGACGGTGTACGCTACGCGTTCCTCGGTGGCCGGCTCCGGGTCGACCGTCGGCGCCGTTTCCGTTGGTTGAGTAGTGTATGCCGAGGCCGCCTGCGTCCACGCGTCCGCCATCATCCGCGCCCGTGGGGCTGCGTCGCCGCGTCGCTGTGGCCATGAGAGGATCCGGCGCGCATGGATTTCATCGTCGTCGGTGGGGGTGACGATCTGCTGCTGCGCTGCCTGCGTAAACGCGGTGATGACCTTGCCGGCGTCTTCGCTTTCGATATCCCCGTGTTGGAGTTCGGGCCAGAACTCCCGATTGACGTTGTTGAGAGTCATCACGCGCGGGATGCATTGGCGGTTGAAAACATCGCACTTCATGTCCATGATCGCGCCAATGGCGATGGCAAACAGATCCGTGAACGAGCTCGACAGCGCGAACGAGCCAAGCTTGTCAGCGCCGAGCAGAAAGAATTGCGCCAGCATGCTGACCATCATCCCCCACCGATGGTCTTTGATCGCTTCGTTAACGCTTCCGCGATCACGACCCCCGCTGCTCATGAGCGTGATGTCGTAGCCGCTTTCCTGGCCGTTGGCTGTTTTCGCGCTTGGGAACACCAGGCCCTCGAGCTGGTCGCGCCGGATCTTCTGTACCTTTTCTTCCATTTGGGAACGGATGCTAGCGAGATCGGACGGCGCGTTTGGGTGCATAACCTCCACGGGCACACGGATGACGGGCAGACCGGCCAGGTTGCGCTCCTCGCCGACGCCGCGAATGTCCTCGAGGCGCTTCACAAAGTAGTAGTCCCGGTTAGCGTTGCGGTACATCGACCGACCCTGCGGGTTGCCGCGGTCCGGATCGATCCGAAAGTGGAGGTAACGCGACTTCGGGAGAAACTCGTGCTTGTGGCGCGGCGGCGCCACCTGTTCCCAGCCGAGCAGCTCGACGTCCTCATCGTCGTACACCCATTTCTCGAGCGTGTCCTGCGCGCGGATCTCAAGATCGAGTGGCATCCATAGCCCATCGTCATGCTGAGAGTTGAAGTGCTTGGACGGGTGATCACCCCTGCAAATCTTCCAGCTCTGCCACATGCATGCCCAGCCGTATGGAATGACGCTCGTTGTCGACATGAGCACCTCCGACCAGGTCGAGCGCATGTCCTCGAACAGAGCCTGGCGCATTCGATCGCGCCAGTACATGTGCTCTGGAGTCGTGCC